ATTCATCACTATTTTTATGGTGAAAACTACCTTCTGCTGGTCTCATTTTTTTAGTAAGTTCATCCCATTGAGGATCATTCATTGATGATGGTTTTCTACCTACATACCATATTTTTCTAGCAACTAGATATGCCATTTTATCCACTCGTTTTCTTTCAGCTTCCACAGTCATACCACTTGGTACATATCCAAATGCTTCCCCAACTTCTTCAGATATATCCCAACCAGAATTGATTTTCTTTTGACCAACTTTAGTTTTTTCTACCCATAATCGTATTGCAGATATGTTAGGTCTTTTATTACCATTTAAACCGCCAGCAGGAAAATATGCTCCCTTATAATCTTCAGGATCTTCACGGTCTCTGAGTTGAGAATATGTACCCATCTTACCTTCTACTACATTATCAGGTGCATCTCCAAACATATTTCTTCCATTCATGGTTGCAGCCTCACCCCTTATCACCTGTTCTTCCTCTATCGTGGCATCTGGAGAAACATGCACTACGCTTCCGTCAGGTGGTTTGTCACCAAAATAACTGCCAACTTTTTTCATAGTAAGAGATATTCTAGCTCTTAAAGCATTAAAAAAACCCAAGACTAAGGAATGACGAATGTTTCTCGTCTATTTGATATACATAGTTCAATATCTTCCTGCCAGTATTTCTTAGACTCACTAGGAGAAACGCTTCCACCACTTGGAATCTCATCCATTCTGAATGACGTATTCATAATATCTATGGCTGTCATTTTGATTACTGCATCTGCAACGTCTAGTGGTACATCTGTATCACCAGCAAAGTTTTCTCCACCATAGCGATATGTGACTCTGACTCTGTTCTTTCTTAGAATAGTGAACAAATATCCTCTTAAATGTAATGTTCCTCTCTCATACTCACAGTGATACCATTGGTCTTGACCTACTACATTTTCCCATGAATCTGTCTCTCCTTTCCAAATTTCTATTTTATCCCCTTCTGAATTGTCTAAAATTAGTATATTTCTATGCTGTAGGAACAATGGAGTTCCCCATCCGAATGTGTATAGTAAAGGTAAATCGTGAACTTCTCTTGTAATTTTCTTAGTTTTCCAAGTATGACCTATTCTTCTATCCAATTCTTCCTCTTTTCTTGCAATAATCTTACGAACCATTTCCTTGTTTGGAGTGGTTGTGGAAGTGATAGGTACTCTTAAAAAGTCGATAATATCATTAACTGAACAGTAAGTCGTGGTTGTTACCATAAGTGTTATAAGGTTTACTTTATATTTAAAGATTCTATTTGAATACTACTAGATATTTAGCAGTAGAACCAGTAACTTTTGCAAATATACCGCCTTCAAATCTTCTGTATATATCTTCTATATTTTGTAATCCTTCACCATATACTGTAAATTCTACTGGATCTGTATTAGCAGTACCATTATGGAAAACTACTTTGTCTCCACTAGCACCAGCTTTTGTAACATGAACTGAGACTATTACACCGTGATTTGCTTTTACTGCACCATCGGCAGCTACATCTTTAATATCATGATTGGTATAACTCATAATAATTGATATTATCGGTCATATATAAACATTATTAAGAAAAAAAATATGACTAGGTCTTAGTCTAGTAACCGATAATTCTGATACGAATAGTCATTGAATTGACTGCTGTATCTGCATTATCAAGTTCCTCAAGGGCTACAACTGTTGATGTAGAGCTTGTTGGAGTATGTCCGAAACATTTAATCTTACCTGTTGCTGCTGCACCTGCTGCTGCTGGAGCATATTGTAAGAGTAGACCTTTATTACAGTGGAGTATTTGTGCTCCAATTACTGTACTAATTCTACTTCCTAAAGAGAGATCGACTACATTACCATTAGTAGCATATCCATCGGATGCACCATAGGTGACATCGACAATGGTCGACTTTAACTTAGAAGTCAGTTCTGCTTGGATAGATAGTGTCTTTCCTGTAAGACTTTTATGGTCGGCATTCTGTATGATTGCGATTGCCATGAATATTATAAAAACCACTAATATATAAAGTTAAGTAAAAAAGGAGATTAATCCTTAAGGGAATTTTGGTAAAAGGCGTTATCCTCTATTGCCTGTCTTGCGATAGGTTCAGCGATAGCCTCTTGTACCTTTTTGTCGTCAACAGTTGCATACACGTTTCCATATGATTTCATAAACTCATTATAGTTATCTAGTGATTCACTTTGATAATGAATTAAACCATCTGTACCAAATCTTGCTTCATTCTCACGTTGAACATCTGCTTCAGTTTGTCCATCTATACTCATATCACAGCCAAGTTGTTTTTTGTATTCATCATGATGTTGTCGATCATTACAAATTGCTTGTAGGTTGATATTGAATGTTGTACTTGTGAGTTTGTCATAAGGAACTGCTTGAATATCAGATGTGTATTTGTCTTGTAGAGAGAATTGATAATCATCATCTCCAGTTGGGAAATTTGCATATCCCACACTGAGTTCATAGACTACCTCTTGTGCTCTACATTCCTCGATTGCCATTACTATTTTACCTAATGCACCATCATACTTTACATTATTCACCGACCATAAATTGAACTCTGCTATTTCAAATTCTCTTGCGGTTTGAATAGGTGCTGTACGATTATCCATGCCTTGCTTGCATGTGTCTAGGGTTTTGAGTAAATTCATCAATACACTATCTCTTGCACTTGCAATACCTTTATCGAGTCTTTCTTCAAGTTGTTGAATCTTTTTCTCGTTAGGTGTGAGTTTTGCTTGCTCTATTGCAATTTCGACTAAGGCTTCTTCATTGAGTCTTTGGATTTCTTGATCATATCTCTGTTCTGAGATTAAATCTTTGTATTCTTCCAAATCTTCAATAGTAAATTTCTCTACTACACCTTGCCATATACAATGATATTCTACAGCGATCTCGTCAAAATTACATGATTGACCATGTGATTCAAACGGTACTTCTACTGTTGACGTTTCTGCATATACTGCACTAAATGCTCCTATTGATAATAGGGCTACTAGTGCTATTATTTGCTTCGTCATTACAAACAACGGTGCGGCAAGGACATATATATGTATCTAAAAAAGTAAAAATTTTGGTTTTGGTATGACTAGAGTTTAATATCTCTAATTTTACCTTGTGATTTGAAATGACGACAAACTGTCTCACCCATTGTTCTGAACACACCCTTTTCTACAAAAGCGTTGTTCACGAATGGATAGCCAGCAGATCTTCTAGTTGCTTCATAATACTCGGTTGGTATAGCCACTTGTATTCCAATTCTTGGATAACCATATCCTTCTGCATCAGATGTATCTAATGCAAAGAGTCTTCCAATTTCATTACCGCCACCAGAAGGTGCGTCTTTTGTTGGAATGAATGGTACTCCGTAAATAGAGTCTACATGAATTCCAGTACCCGTACCTTTAAAGGTTTGAATACCGTTTACGTCTATCTGAACTAATTGCTCACCGTATGGGTTTGCAATACGGACACTTGGCATGTATAAGCCTTGTATCTCAGAATAGACTTCATGGGAGCCTAGGAATACATTTGGATCTTTACCTGCTGCGATTCTAATCTTTCTTAAGAATGTTCTTAAGACATCGTCAGTAAGTACACCATCGGTACCGATAGTACCAGAAGCGGATTCTACTGTACAGTCAAATTCTCCACCGTTTCCATCTCTGTCTACGGTTGAGTCAGCAGCCCACGGATCGTAAAATCCTGTATGACTTCCACCTAGTGCATCTTCCTCTGCATCACTTGATACAATTCTATCAAGGGATTCAAAGTCTTTTGTACCTGTGTGGTTGCCACTTGAACCTGCTGCGTCACTCTCTACATCTGCCAAAAGCATTCTATTAATGAACTCTTTGTGTTGTACAGCCATGTACAATCTTAGTGAACCAAGTCCACCCCAAATGTCGTCTTTTGAATGAGTTGATAGCCACTCCATAACTTCACTTGCACTGAATGGCAACTGAGCGGTTTTTGGTTTGACATCTAATTCTGCGACTGTTGGTTTGATTGTTTCAGCAATTAATCCACCTTCACTTGTACCACCTAGGGCGGTATTTGCGTTGGTTGTGTTAAGTACTGGTTTTGCTGTTATAACTCTCCATCCAGATTTGTCCCAAGGGTATTTTGGGAGAATTCCGAATGCGTTTGCTTCTAGATTCAGTTGAGCCCATGCATAAGCACCAAAGATGGCGTTAAACATACCAGCAGTACTGGTTGTTGAAGGAGCATCAGCTTTTCTAA